AATCTTTAAGTACTCTTCTCTAATCATTTTCTGCAAAATTTCAAGATATCTATCTCTGTCTTCTTCGCTGACAACCTGATCTTTTACTTGCTTGATCATAGAATCAATTATAGAGTTTGGTGTTATCATACCCCTATCTGAATCTGAAAGTGCACTATCTATAGACTTCATAATGAATCTTGTTGAGATTCCAGACATTCCTTCGTCCCTGGCTTCGTCTCTTAGATCCTTTATGTCTATCTTCTTTATTCTTCCTTTTTCTATGACATCGTCGCCGTTGTATATTTTCATTTTTGTCAAAAGATCACATTTCTGTGATTGCTTTAGTCTGGAAAGAACTGAAAACATTGATGCTACTTCTAGGGTATGAGGCGCGATATGTGCATCGAAGTCTGATCTTGAAAGAAGCTTCTTATATATTTTTACTTCCTGATTCAACTCTAACACATACGGCACATTAATCTTGACAACTCTGTCCAAGATTGCTTCATTTGTGTGCTCACTTCTGAATCTATTCCACTCAGATTCATTGCAATGGGCAAGTATTACTCCATCAAAATAAATCATGTCGTGTTTTCCAGGACTTGGAATTCTTTTCTCTTGTGTTGCAGTTATAACTGTGTGTAAAAATTCAATTTCGTTTTTAAACATCTCTATGAGTTCGACTATTCCCCTGTTGCCTACATTAAATGCTCCGTTTAGCGACAAAACTCTGGGGTCGTCTTCTGCATACTTGTCAAGCTTTGAGATATCTTCTGATACGATTAAAACGCTGACATCCTGACTATTTGCGTCCATTGGTGGTACAGATGCAATTCCTCGTCTTGCTCGCTGTGAGAAGGATATCTCTTCTACTGGAAATTTTTCATATTTTCCCTCGAATTCTTCGAGAAGTCTATATCTGGCAACAGGACTAAGATCACCTTCAATTCTTACTCCAAGCACTTCTTCAAATTTTGCCCTAAGATTTCTCGGAAGAAGCTGCAGAGGCTCACCTGCTTGAGGATCATCTTTTAACTGAAAGTATGTTTCACCTTCAAGTGATCCTTTTATATGCTCAGCAAGTGCTGATTTTCCGGCTCCTACAGGACCCATTAAAAGAAGAACCTGGCGGCTCTCTTCTCCCTTTAAAGAAGCTGATCTGAGAAATCTCATAATTTTTGATATGACTCTTTCATTTCCAAAAAATTCATCTTCAAAATATCTATAGACCTTTACATCATCACCGCCGAAGAGACGATGCTTTCTCGGATTTTCATCTTTTAATGTATTGACCCCGTGAGATACTAATACATCGTACAGTCTCTTGTGAGACAGCTTGACTATTTCAGGATTTGTACTCACTAATTCAAGATAATCAAGAAAAGTTCCTGAAAACTTCTTTTTCTTCTTTTCTTTTCTTTGATTCTGAATCAGATCTAAAAATTTGTCTTTAGACATATAATTCTCTCCAAGGTTACATAATACTTTATTATATCATATTTCAAAGGGTTCTTCCTCTATAATTGTAAAAAACTTGACGCCATCTGGCCACAAGTAATTAAGCTTGCTAATAACTTCTTCTGCATATTCTAAATCAAGATCTCTCCCATCATGATCGTGCTCAATAATTAGCTCACCATTGTTTGATATATCAGATACAAATATTCTAGGCATAGAGTTTGTTCCAATATTAGACAAAAGATCACTTCTTATTCTCTTCCATCCTTCTTCGTCAGAAATATCATCAATTGAAATATAATCCTTTTTACCGCTGTATGTAAAAAGATTAAGCTCTCTAAAGTCATTTATATCTAAATAGCATCTTATTGCTGATGCATCATTGTGAACTTCTCTTATGAAGAAGCACTCATCTAGTCCTTTCTCTTTTTCTATTTTATTGAACAGATAAAATCCTACATGATAAGGATTGATTTGAGATATATGGGGTCTCACAACTTGATTGTGAGATTTTAAAAATGGAATGTGAAATTCTTGAGGAAGATCTAGCTCGTTCAGTATCTTATAATGCCAGAAAGAAGCCCATCCCTCATTTATTATTTTTGTCTGTATTTGAGGAATAAAATACAATGATTCATCTCTAACTATGTTTATTATATCTAGTTGCCAGTCAGAAAAATGAGATCCATACTCTGACAGGAATGATAACACATCATAGTCTGGCTCAAGAAGTTTTTTATCCATATTAAAATTAATTCTTGATTCTACAGTATCAAAAGAGTTAATCATTCTTACGTATTTCTTTTTGACTTCATTCTTGTTTAATCTTTTTAATCTATTTCTCTCTGTTTGAAATCTAATTGCATGCAAGCTATCTAGAAATGTCTCTACGTTGTTTAATCCTATATTTGTATTCTCTATATAATCCTGGATTCTTTTTTTCGCATTTCTCATTCGACTTACACATGTATCCGGTCTTGTTTTCTCAAATGTCTTATTATTTTTGAAAAAATCACTATGACCTATGCAATGAGCCATTATCAATATTTGAAGATATAGAGGATTTTCTCTCATAAGGTATGCAATTGAAGGATTTGAATTTATTATAAGCTCGTATGGTAATCCTTCCATTCCAGCATTATACATCTGGTGTGTTCTTTCAAATGACTTTCCATATGACCAGTGATTATAATGTGAAGGCATTCCGTGATATGACATGTGTCCTATCATCTCATAATAATCACAAACTTCGTAAGTAATCGGATACCAGTCTAAACCGAAAGATTCTCCAACTTTACAAATCTTCTCATCCCAAGTCTTTAATTCATCAAAAGTCCATGATGGCATTATGATTTACCCCCAAATAATTTCTTAAATTCTTCCCATATTGAGGATTTATCCACCATTTTTACAATTTTAAACTTTGAATCAACAAGCGGAAGGTAAGCTGCTGCCATGCCGCCCTCTGTCCAAAATGATTCTGATTCATCTCCTATTTGAATGTAGCAGTACATTTGACAAATCTCTTTTAGTGTGGCTGATAGAGAAAGGGCTCTCTCATTGTCTTCTATCCAATTATCTCCATCTGAGCAATGAAACGTATAAATGTTCCAGCTATTGGGATGATATCTTTTATCGGTAATTTCTAGACACTTTTCTAAACCTGATGATATTAGAGTTCCGCCAGCACTTCCTTTTTTAAAAAAATCATCTTCAGTTACTTCTTTTGCATCGACACTATGTGATATAAAAACAATTTCTGTATTTTCATATTTATTTCTTATAAAGTGATAGAGCAAAAAGAAGAATGATCTAGCGATGAATTTCTTGTGTCTTGTCATAGATCCTGATGTATCCATGATGAAGAACAAAACTGCATTACAATTTTCTTTTTTCTTAATTTGAATATGCTTATATTTTAAATCAGATTCATGAAATGAAAAGTCTTCTTCTGGTAATCCTGATTCTCTGATTGATGCTTTCTTTCTTCTTATTTTGTTCTTAAGTGTTTCTTTCTTAGAAAGTCTTGGTCTTATTCCGTTTTTTCTGTATCCTTTTCTTCTAAATTTATCAGAAACCATATCTGAGAATTTCTTTTTTTCTAAATCTGGTAACTCAAGGCTATCAAACAAGTAAGAAGAAAGCTCTTCAAGTGTTATCTCAACCTCGTAGAAATCTTCACCCTTTTCATTTCCTGCTCTTCCTTCACCAGGCTGTCTAGATCTTTTTTTGTCGCCTATCTTTTGCCCTCTGCGAATCTTTTTACCTGGAGCTGAGCCAACTTTCTTGTTATTCTCTCCTGTTCCGTGAACTAGTCTGTACTCTTTTATACCTCTGACTGGTATTTTTATTCTTTTCTTTCCGTCTTGACCAATAATAGATTCATCTGAAACAATATGGTGAACTCCCTCTCTGATTGCTCTTTTTATTTTTTCTTTGTGTCGACTTCTGTCAGAAGCAGATCTATCAGCTGATGTTTTATGATTTCTGAATATTGACATATTTCTACTCGCAATCTCGATAGATCTCAGCTATCATATTATAATTATCCTGATCGTTGATTCTGATACTATCATAACAAGAAATGCTTAAATTGTTTTAAAAAAAATAAACATTTTAATTTTCAGTAGTATCTCTATATTATAATAATCTACTACTACTGAATCCTACATGATAAATAAAAACTATCTAAAATATCTTAATAGAGTACTAATAGTGCTATTTTCTCTATTAGCTCTTCTTCTCTCTATTAGATCATCTGACTATCTAACAGATGATAGAGAGTTTCATAAAGAGAATTTTGTAAATCTCAGAATATCTGCGTCATATCATGTGTGTAGTGACGAAAGTGAATATGACACTAGTGATATCTTTGGTTACCCAGAAGAGTCATGTCTAGATACAGGTGTAATTTTTGAAGGAACAGCATCGGGCTTGTCTTTGAAGACAGTGAATGGTCTGACTTATACTATCACTGCTGCTCATTTTTGCAACGCATATATTTCACACTCAGACGATGACGGGTACTTCTCTAGTGATTTATGGGTAACTGATCAGTCAGGTAAAAACTATTATGGTGAAATAGTCTACTCAGATCAATACTCTGACTTGTGTCTAATATCATCTTCTATGCCAATTGATGATGATATCAAGCTAGCTAGATCTGACCCAGAAATTGGAGAAAGAATATATGCAATATCATCGCCGCTGAATATATCTGAAGACGGGATACTTCTTCATTTTGAAGGATTCTTTTCAGGGTGTAACTCTGACAGGATATGCTTTTTTACTGTTCCTGCAACCAGCGGTAGCTCAGGTAGCATAGTGTTTAATACTAAAGGAGAGGCTGTAGGAATGATACAGATGGTCCCAGTTGGATTTGATTCCGTATCACTAGGTATAGGATATAGATCTATATCAAGTTTCTTACAGACAGCTTCAGAGAGGCTGTCAATAGATGTTTCAATTTAGAGATTTTATAATTGATCCAGCTACTATTTTTGCTCTCATCTTCAGAGTATATTCATCAGGAGCAGATCCCTTTTTTTCATTTAACAGAAAAGAGTAGTTTGAATTCTTTTTAGCAATTCTTCTCCAAAGTTTTCTAAACTTTCTCTTGGCTATTCTTCTCTCTTCATCTGTTAACGACGATAGCATATCTTTGAGCTCTGTACCTGTCAAAGCTGGTACAATTCCCATCTCTATCATTTTAATCTTAGCTTTAGTTTTTCTAGCAATGTCTGGCATCTATTATCTCCTAATAAAAAATTGGTTACTAAATCTCAGTCTTTCACCTCTTTTATAATTTCCTTTATGTGTTGGTTACGTTATAAAATAGCTTCTTTGGATATTTTTTGTGGATGATATGGAACCTCCCAGTTTATATTTTGCTTCTTAATAATAATTATATCAAAGGGAAGTTTCATAATACAGGTATTGAGATAATAAAATGAGAAAACTATATGTTGATAAACTTTTAGGAATAGATGAAAATAAAATTATCCTAGCAGGAGATTTCATAAATTTCTGCGCCGATTCTCTTCCAATAGACGGGAATTTTGAAATACACATTGTATCAGACAGAGAGGCTCATGAAATAGCAACAACTGCTGCTTATCACCGTGGAAAAAATATTATAAAAGTCTATGGAAAAAATAGAGCACTCGTGGATGTTCTACGATCAGTTGCCCACGAAATGACTCATCTCATGCAAGATGAAAGTGGAAACCTTGTCGGAATAATCAGAGATGCCGGCGGTCCAATAGAGGATGAAGCTAACGCTAAGGCTGGAGAGCTAATAAAGCTATTTGCAAAATCTCTACCGAGCAGAAAATCAATATACGAATCTATTAGATTAAAAAAGAAAATCTTGTAGGATCATCTATATTCATTCTCCTGGCTGTGAAGGAACTGTTAAGCTACTCGTGTTGTAGCACTTGGTGCATCCGGTATCGCTGCTAGTGAACTAGCTCCCCAAAGCGTCATAGGATCAATATAGCTACCATTTTCTTTAACACCAAAATGTAGATGAGGTGCAGTCGAAGGTCCCTTGTTTCCGCTTCGTGCGATGACCTGGCCAGCAGTTACTGATTGCCCGGGACTTGATATAAAACTATCTAGATGGTGAAACACATAAACTCTTCCATCGTCTCCTTCAAGATGCATAGTGTGACCACTAGCCGCTGTTATCCTGCCAGCAGCAGGAGAAAGAACATCTGTTCCAATTGGAACACCGATATCTATTCCAAGATGTTGATTAGAATTATTATATCTTTGGTACAGCCTTGCATTTGGTGTTGGGCCATCTGGTGCATATTGTGCAGCTAGCGATGGAATGGGATCACGGTTCAAATCATACGGGCCATATGATCTGGGTCTGTCTCTTTTTCTTATAGGAAACACGAGTCCGCTACTATCTGCTGATCCATCACCACTTCTTCCTCCTGGAAGCCGGCGTCGATAGTTACCAAGATTAACCTTCCAGCCACCATACTTTTCGCCAAGAAAGTCTTTATCTTCGACGAGAACAGATCTAATAACTGATCTTAGATCGCAGTCTGATATTTTCATTCTGCTATACCCTGTTTATTACAATAGTCATTCTCACTGCCTCTACTGGCAGCCGAAGATTTCTAATTCTTGTTCGTATATCGTCGCGTCTAGTTCCCAAGCTCAAGAATCCGGCAGGCAGCATACTCCTCGGGTGGGGATCAAAACTCACTGTTCTATTTCCAGCATCATTAGTTGTCGGTCCGAGAGATAATTCGACCCTTCCTGGCTCTTTTGCCCACTCTAAAACTGCCTGTCCAACAGCTCTAAGTTTAGATTCTGGAACTGAGTTTGGAGGAGATACATTTGTTACTTCAAAAGATGCCCCAGTAGCACTACCACCAGAGCCACCAGTAGCAACAAATCCCCTGCCACTTGTTCCGCTATCTGGTCTACTCGGCGGGGGCGGAGAACTAGTATCAACTCTTGCAGCAGCTGCCCCTCCAAAATTACCGCTGCGCAGCCACCTTAAAAACTCTAGAGCGCCCCTTGGCGTAGAATCAAACCTGGGACCGTTTCTAAGTTGCGATAGCCTGCTAGCTGTTGCCGCTCCTGATGGCCAGTCTGATGTTATCAATGATAC